TTTAACTCGTTTAAATCTTTCATGCTAGTGGTAATTTCTTTCTTTTAGGGTAAGTATTTAAAGCTATTGCTACAGATTGTTTCTGTGGCTTACCTTCTTTCCTTAACATCTTAATCTTCTTAGAAACTAATTTGTTTCTTTCAATTTTTCCATGACCTGAGTATTTAGGATATGCCATTAGCTTGGCCCTATTCCAACAGGTCTATTTTGCACAGCTTCTAATGCAAGTTCTTGTTCGTTTAACTCAAGTTGAGATTTCTTAATCATTAACTCTTGCTGTTTAAGAGCAAGGTTGATTGCAGCTTCTTCTTGTTTAAGTTTTAACTCTTGTGCTTTAAGTTGCGTTTCAATTTCTAATTCTTGAGCTTGTAGTTGTAGTTTTTGTAATTCTACTTGTGCTTTTCTTTGCTCTACTTTTTCTTCTAGCGTAGGTTCAGGTGGTGGTTTAGGTGGCATCATCTGTGGATTAGATATAAATTGGTCTGCATTTTTATATCCTGATTGTGCTATAAATTCACTTACTGCATTGTATATATTTTGTGGTGTAACGAGTGATCCCATTCCACCATTTTGTATTAACCCTTGTATTATCTGCATAATAGAACCCATTGTTTGAGTCTTAGCTGATTGACTACCACTGCCAACTCCTACATTAACAGTACAATTTAATTTTTCTTTCCAACGAGATACATCTATAGGTACAAACTTACCATTAAGATAAGCTATTTTCTGTCTATCTTCATATCTTTGTACTAGGGCATATATGCTCCTAAATAGGTCTTTAATGCCTGTTTCTGCAAACATACGTGCTATGAGCTCAATCCTTTGCATAGAGGACTCTGTCGCTGCTGATATTGCCCCTGAAGTAACGTGTGAAGTTAATACATCTGGATTTAATCCTTGTGTCATCTTAGATACACCACTTCTTTCTTCTCTAATACCATCTAGGTATTGAACCATTTGGAAAGCATAAGGTTGTATTTGTGGGGTAGGTAAAGCTGTAACAGCTCCTGGTGCTCTCATTCTAACGATTCCACCTGGCTTAGAAGATAATAGATCATCTAATTCAACCTGTCCTGCTAATACTGCATATCTTGCATTGTTAGTTAAATACATATTATCAAGAAGATTTCTCATGATAGTAGATTTAATTAACTGAATATCTTGTACTGTATCGGCAATACTCATGCCATGAAACTTGTGAGGTATCGGTAGTGGGCAGATAGTTGAGAAAGGAATTGAATCAATCTCCTCATTATCCAGTATTATATTACCACCTTTAGTAATCTTTCTTAACTCTGCTATACCATCGCCATCGTAGTCAAGATGTATATAACATTCTTCTAACCAAACTTTTCTTGATGGGCCACTACCTTCGTCTGCTGGTAATGAATCATCATCAAAACTAAATCTTGCTATTCTTTCCTCGTTTAATTCAGCATTTGACTGTGTATAACTAGGTAATTCTTCTATAAGAGATTTAGGATATCCCTCTAAAATTAAATCCGATACTGACTTTTTAACTCTATGACATACAAAACTAGCATCTTCTACTGAAGTAGCCCTTCTTGATATTAAAAATTCTTCAGGTGGTACAGATACTACCTTAACTTGTCCATCTATTTTAGTTCTTTTTACTTTAACATCGTGTTCAACAACTTTGGGGCTAATTAAAGTTCCATAGTCATCAACCTGTTGTTTCTGAATTATAGTTTCTGTGTGTTCTACAACTTCAAGATCATCATTTGCTAGGATTGATTGATACTCAATCTCAGTTAGGTTCTCGTATGTTTCGTGAGATACCTCTTTTTTTTCTTCCCAGAAATGTTTAATAACTCCAGTCTTACTTATCAAAGCATCTTTAAAGGCATCGTACAAGACCTTAAAGCCGTTATTTTGCTTATTAAAGACATAGTTAACATAGTCGGTAGCTTGTTGTGCCATTTCGACATCTTCAGGGCCTTGTGGCTCGAACTCAGCGACATTGTTATGTGTAGTAAAAATACGCATAAGGCTAGGCATAATGTATTCGATAGTATCTCTAACATCAGTTGTAACAATCTCAGAACGACCTTCTATCTCATTACCGAAAGGTTCTCCGAGATAATACTTCATAGCATTTTCTCTTTGTTCTGAAAGCTCAGTATTAAAATCGCCTGAAGCAGACTCTATCTCATTACTCAGTTTCGATGCTAATTCATCATCGGTCATCTTTTTAGCCATTTATTTTCCGTACCTTTTTTTAAACATCGAAGCTGCTGACATTCCAGCAGAAGGGTATTTGTCTATAAGTTTACCTGCTGGTGTTTTTCTGCTTACTTTCTGAATCATAGAAAGTCCAGGTAAACCACCTAGTTGTTTAAGTAATGGGTGTTTTTTTAATAATTGGTCTAGTAAAAGCATAATTTTCTCCTTACACGACTGCGACATCAGGGCCTAATCTACCCTTGGATTCCCAGCGTGAATTTTTAGTTGTTGAATGTCTTAGACTCAATGCAGCATATCGTGTAGCCGACATTAAGTCATCTTTAAGTTTAACTAGCTTTCCATCTTTACGATGATACATACGATACTCCTCAAACCAGTCATAAAGGGTATTAAATACTTTAAATCTTCCAGACTCCATTCTATCTAGCATGTCCATAAGTCCTGTTTCTACACTGTTTCCACCCTTTTTCTGCCCTAATGCAGGAGGATTTTCAAAGTGAAAGGGTAACATATTGACATAAGCATCTCTGTATTGCTCGGCTAGGGTAACACCACTTCCTTTATCGTGTTGGTATCCATCGTGTGGCCATACTATAGGAATCCAGTCAGAGCCTTCTCGTTCATTGATGTGTGATCCATGATAACTCGGTATTTGTTTAGCCATTCGATAACAGTCATAAACGTATACAATGTCTTTATCTCTATCCCAAGCTATCCATACCACTGCTGTAGGGTGGTCATATCCAAAATCTATTGCTGCAATCCTTGCAAAATGAGGGGGTATGGTAAAAGGTTCTATAGCTAGATTATCCTCATCTATAGGAAATACTAGCCCTGATCCTATCATTGGTATGCCTTTTGACCTCATCTCCCTCTCATGAGCTGGTAAGGCTTGTAAAATCTGTTCTTTCATATCATCGGTTAGGTGTTCGGCATCTTCCCAGCCTGCTGTCAACAATGACTGTCCTGGTCTTAGATCAGAGGTAAAATTCTGTACTACCTCAGTCATACCTGATTCAGGAGTAAAGGTCATATAGACTTGTCCTCGCCTGTCTAGTGTTCTAGTAATACATTGTGAGTAGATATCTTGGGGTGGTTCTTCATCTAGCCAAATAAGGTCTAAACTCTCCCCCATAAATTTTTCACTACCTTGTTCATAAGCCTTAAAGGCAACCCTAGACCACCCACCTGTGCTGTGTTTTACAAGTACCGAGGAATGTGCGTTAGGCACACCTGGTTTCCTTGTGGTTTCGCCAATGAGATGTTTAGGGATAGATCCTTTCCCTTTATCTCTGGGGTTGTCTGGTTGCCCAAATAATTCTTTTTGACAGATGTCTCTTGTGGTTTCATTAGAAGCTCCACATACCCAGGATTTAATGGGCTTATCGAACTTCTTACCTTTCCACCACTTAGGGTACAGTCCAGTTAGATGAGCTGCCATTTCCATAGCACCTACATACGACTTACCTACTCTGTTCGCTGCCATAAGAAGTCTTTGATTGGCATCAACACCTGCTTTATGGAATCTTTCTTGAAAGGCGTAGGGTTGGTAGTAGTTTAATCTGTTTTCCTCTTGTCGCTTGTTTAGCTCCCTTAGGATATGTTGTGCTCGTTCTCTAGACATAATACTCCACCTCTAATACTATATGTTTTTTTTAACATTGCAAACCAAATCGCCCTATCTTGTGTTTTATTTTATTAATACCCCAACATAGTGTGTTTATGAATATATTTTATTAGTATTGATATTTCCCACCATAGCAGGAATGGAACTATATATATATTCTCGTGTGCCTGTGGGGGGTTGCCTTTCTCTAATATAATAATATTCTAATCAATGACTTTCTAATATTATTATTTTCTTATATAACAATCTTTATTATTCATATATAGGCTTTATGGTTTCTTATCTGCTTTTATAGGGAATAAAAAGTGTATGGCTATGTACTATTATTTCTCTAATCTGATATTGATACTTACCAGGCTTACACAAACTATATATATCTTATATCTCTTTACAGATACACGCCTTAGAATCCTTTCTTTAGGTGGCGAATCCTATATATAGCCTGGTATTGTCTAATTACTAGCTAATTAAAGATCTTTAGTTATTAAGTGTTTATATATAGCAATATATGGCTATTGGTTATCCTTTGGTTGCCGAATCTGATATTAGACTAATATAATCATAAATATATATAGAAATATTTATTTACTTATTCTTTAAAGTGTTTAAAATCTATAAGTAATGGAATAAATGAACGTACATTATGTACATAACAAAAGAGGATATTATGAAAGTATATATTAAAGAAATAAAAAACATTGAAAAACAGTTAAATGTTTTATATGAGTTAGTTGATAGTGGACTAGTAGATAATGAAACTTTTTTAAGCGTATGCGTTAATAATGGTTTAACTAATAACGATATTATTAATATGATTAATTTAGAAGTATTAACAATATCTAAAGATGAATTAATAGAGATGATTGATTCATTAAGAAAGTAAATTAATTTAAAGGAATGATTAATAGCACATGGATAGTGCGTATATAGGAGTTAGATAGATATGAATATAAAAGATTATTATAAATATGGTGAGATAAAAGAGTATTTTGATGATTGGTTAAAAGAGCGTTATGAATCCAATGAAGATTGGATCAATGAAAATATTGATGACTTACATCACTACGCTTTTAATGAAGATTATTACATTATAGGTAGATATCAAGCTAAAGAATGGCTATCTGATAAAGTCTTTAACGTTATAAACATTATTAAAGAATATGAAAATATGCACTTTGGCGAGGTGAATACAGATTTTTCAGAGCCTGAAAGCGTTGTGAATATGTATGTTTACATTGTAGGCGAATATATTGTAAATGATTATATTGAATCTTTAGAGGTAAAATCAGCATGAATATATTAAAAGATAATAAAGAAACTATAAAATATCTTATATCTGAGATAGATAATAATAAAATAGTTACTAGAAATGGAACTGTATTTATTAAGAATGTTTCAGAGCATAAGATTTTAACAGCAACACTAGACTATATAAGAGGTAGACAATGGATATTTTAATAGTATTTGGATCAATATTTGCAATATGTTTAATGGCTCTAATCTATGCACTGATTCAATTATGGATTAGGGGAGATAGGGCTTTTTTATATACATGGCTAGGTAGTTTAATTATTAGCCTAGTATTAGTTAAATTTATATTTTTAGGAGTGTAGACAGTGAAAAAATATAAAATAATTAAATTTAGAAAATCAGGAACTCAAAAAGTTATGGAGAGAAATTTAAGTTTAGATGAAGCCAAAAGATATTGTACTAGACCAGACACTAAAGGCAAAAATTGGTTTTGTGGTTTTACTCAGCAAAATTGAAAAAAACAAATAACCATATAACCAGTATATAAGTGAGAATATAAGATAATGAAGTTTAAACATAAAGAAAAAAATTATTTAATAAATACTGAAAAATATGAAACTGTATGGCTTACCGAAAAAGAAATTTTTGCTAGTGGTTATATGTTGCAATGTCAAAATGACAAGGGTTTGTTTATGGCATCTAAAAAACTACCTAAAAATAAGTGGACTTTTTCAGTATATGAAGATTTAGGATATAACGGATTATTTAGGCATGAAAAAGAAATTGCTAAAAACTTTAAAACAATCAATCAAGCAAAAGAATATATTAAAAATATCAAGGTACTATCATAAGCGACTAGTAATAAAAATGGATTCTGAGCTATCTAAGGCTTCCAATAACTGATATATCCTATCAGATCGACTATAAATAATAGATACTGAATTAAATAGCCTAGTATTAATTCTAAAGATTAATAACTTGAATTATGCTAAGCGACTGAGATTGAATCAGAATATCTATAACTAACCGATTGAATTTGGCTAAGTTTGGCTAAGTTTGAGATTGAATTGACTGACTGAGATTGAATGGACACTTCCATGTGTCCTATGAGGAAAATTAAATATTGTACTTTTTTTTATGAGCTTTGGCGAATCTCTCCTGGTCATTTTCTGTAAATATTTTTGAGTCCAAACAATAAGAATGCCTAATATTATTGATTGAATTGGTATAGCAAATCCATTCTACATTTAACTCAGGTATATCTTTGGCTTTGTTGAATATCTTATCAAAGCCTTTATTGAATTTGGCTTGGTCTTTAATTCTT